ATTTGTCCTATGAGAACTACAGCACGTACGGCACGGGCGAAAACGCAATCGTGGTCATCCTATGAGTTTATGGGATCGCATCTACCGCACGTGGACGAACAGCCCACTTGAGGAACTGCAAATGATGTTGGATGAGTTTGCCATCGATTATTACTTCGATGACTACATCCAAAATCAGTTGCCCAGCATCCAAGATGCCATCACTCGGCAGGATTGGTTTGCGGTAGAATCCCAAATCCAAGGTCTATTTGGGTTCATCCGGGAGTATGACCTTGACTTATTTTTGCGCGTATTAGAGGAAGTGAAATACTACCACGGATACTAAAATGAGGAACACATAATACTTCAATACAATGATTTTTTTTCAAGATTGGCCGGAAGATGTCTTAAATTTAGTGAGGGATATTTGCCGTGATGAACCAAGAGTTGATGCACAACTTGTAAGTTCCAAACTGCAAAAAGCCAGTTTCGGAGCAGACGAGGCGTTATTTTTCCGAGTGGAAGCATCAATCGATCGCCCTGCTGATGGAGTATATGGCATTGATTTTTGGGAAAGCATCGCAGAGGAAATCGAATCGGAATTCAATTATGATATACAGGTGTTAATTCGTGATGGATACGATCAGTTAGGAGCAGGATTTGAAGCAACATGGATTGGTGAAGGAATCTATAGATAAAAATGGTTCCAATAATTTACTTACGAGCGGATGCCCCTGCCCGCATTGTCAAAGGAGTGCTGCAAGGAATCATTCTGTATGATTTGTGGGACACCCAAATGCCTATGTATCCTTACCAAACATTCATCGAAGTGTCCGAGTTGCACGTCGATAAGGTAATAGAGGCATTGGAGGATAGCGGTATTCGTTGGATATATGATGAGTGAGGATTTTTAAGAAACCTGAAATAAGATGGCACGCACACTTTTTAAGCGGCATCGCCGCAACTTCGAGGAAACTGCTCCTGAAGCAACCGCTGAAACCAGCGAGACCACAGAGGAATCTGCCCCGGATTCCCAGTCACAATTTGTTCAACTTTTGGTGGATATGGGGCTATCCGCCGATCAAGCAGAAGCCGTATTTCAAATGGCACAAGATTTAGTAAACGCAGGGGGCGCGTCAGAACCCCAAAAAACTGAAGCATCGCGGATGCGCCGCGCACAACGTATGAGCCGGAAAGGTGGATTCTACGCTTCCCGTGAGCGTTCATTCCGTCGGGAAGGTCTCGCATCGCGTGAGCGGAATTTCAGCCGTGAGGAATTGATGGCACGCCGCGAACGTCGGGCAGCACGCCCCACCCGTGAGCGTGGCTTCAGCTCGCAAGGCCGTACCGATATGTCCGCCCAGGTGATCCGTCGCCAGCGGGCTACGATTGTCGAATTGCGTAAGCAACTCGCACAGATGGGCGCAGCACCCGCCGCCCAAAAACTTTCACGTGCCCCACAAGTACGGAATGCAGAAATTGCGATTCCGCAGGAGGGAGACGCAAAGAGCCGGGTTTTTGCAGCACTCAAAAATTGGTTGTAAGATGAGTTTTGGAATTAACACCCGTCGTCGGAATTTCGACATCACCGTAAGCGCAAACACCTACGCAGGTGAACTGAAGTATCCGATGTTGGCTGCGGCCACGCGGTCAAACGACACCGTCGCAAAAGGATTTGTAGACGTAATTGAAGGTATCCACCACAAAGCGGTTCTGCCTACGCTTGCAGTAACTGACCCCGTGGCTGCGGCAGCGTGTGCTTTCACGAGCGCAAACGCCACATCTATTGGCGAGAAGGTTTTGACGCTGAAAGACCTTATGGTAAATGAGGAAATTTGCCGCAAGACCGTGTACCCAACTTGGCACGGAGTAGCAACTGCTCGGGCTACCACCAATACGATGACCCCGGAGTTTGTAAACTTTACGTTGGCCGAGGTTGCGGCGAAGACCGCTGAAAGCATCGAGTTGGCGATTTGGCGTGGTTCCACCGCTTTTGGTAAGGGATTCCTTTCTACCGATGGCACGTTCGATGCATCGGCGGATTTGGCCGCAGGAACATTGGCCGGAGCCACGACGGTAGACATCGCTGCTCTGACTGCGAGCAACACCATTGAGCAGTTGGGTGTAGTTTACGCTCATGCAGCGGCAAATAAGCCAGCCATCCTGTCGAAGCCGAATTTGGCATTCTATGTTTCCGTCAAGACCTACGCGCTGTACATTCAGCAACTCGGACAGGCAGGTTCCAATACGGGTATCAATTTCTTGGGCGTGGCTCAAAACCTGAACAACCTTTCGTACTTGGGTGTGCCAGTGAATGTCTGCCCAGGTATGTTCGACGATGCCATTGTGTTGACCTACAAGGAAAACCTTGTGTATGGCTCAAACGTGGGTACCGACCAAACCGACATCCAGTGGATTCCGACCTACCAATACGATGGTTCGGACAACATCCGTATCGTGATGCGGTTTGCTTTGGGTACGCAATCACGTATTGCTGCCGATGCTATTGTTGGTGCAACTTGGGTAGCGTAATTGAACGATGCCTTGTAACATTATCGCGGGCCGCGCTATTGATTGTAAGAATCAGTTAGGCGGCATCCGTAAGGTGTACATTCAAAACTACGTGGACATCCCCGCTCAAACGGGATTCACAGCCACGGGCAACACGATTAGCATAGTGACCTCGGGAGCGGACTTGTCCGTTTACGAGTATCAACTGCGGCCGGAGTTGTCAAATTTTGACATTAGCATCTCTACGGACATCAACAATGGCACGTATTACTACAGCCAAAAGTTGACTATTGTATTGCAGCGACCCGATGCCACGGACATCGCGGAGATTCAAAACCTCACGTATGGCCGTCCAAACATTTGGGTACTCGACAACGACGACCAACTTTATCTGTTGGGCGCACGTAACGGGATGGATGTGACGAGCGGTTCCTTTGCTTCAGGAACTGCGATGAATGATATGAAAGGTATCACGCTTGAGTTCACGGGCCGTGAACGTCAGATGTGCTACTATGGCGCAGCCGGAACAGCAGCGAACCCATTTAGTGCCATCGATGGCATTGCGGTGGTTGCGGCGGTATAAGGTTGATTTGGTTAAGTGGAAAGGGGCGGCAAAAGTGCTGCCCCTTTTTTTGCATCTTTGAGACATGATACTCATCACAGCACAAGGCAAAGACAACTATACAACCTTCTATTTGTACTATCCTACAGCGTTGCCTGGGGATCGCAATTTCTTTGACTTCAAGCACCTTGTAACTCAAGAGACGTTCACCTTTGACATCGATGTGAACAGCGTCACGGAGCGAGCCACGGAGTACATTTACGATTTCGAGGGGTTGCCTGAAGGGATGTATATTGTTGGAGTAAACGAGACCGTAGCAGGGCCATTGTTGCAGAGACATTTGGCCTATGTATGCAACGGAACACCCCTAACGGAAAGTACCTTTGTGGAATACAACCCCGCCCAAAGCCCTAACCACGTGTACGTAGATGAGTAAGATTACATTAAGCGTCCTCAATTACGGGCCGGAGTTAGGCAGCGCGTTCGTCACGAACAATAAAGAGTGGGCGTTCTACGGAGACGACAACGCCTACCCTTACTACTTGGAGGATTTGTATATCAATTCCGCGATGAACTCCGCTATCATTAAGGGCATCGGGGATATGATTTACGGGGAGGGTTTGGATTCCCCCGACAAAGATGCCCACGTGGATCAGTGGCTGAAGTTGCAGGGGCTGTTCAAAAAGGATTGTATGAAGCGTGCCGCCCACGACCTCAAGTTGTACGGCAACTGCTATTTCCAAGTGATTTGGAGCCAAGACCGCAGCACCATTGCAGAGACGAACCACATCCCGGCCTCCTATGTCCGTTGTGGCAAAGCCGATGATCAGGACGAGGTTCCCACGTTTTACTACTCGACAAACTGGGCAGAGGTAAACGCGGGCCGCAGCGAGCCACAGCCCATCCCGGCTTTTAGCACGGACGACCGCACGGCTGCCTCGCACCTGATTCACATCAAGGTCTACAGCCCCATCGATTTTTACTACGGCATCCCGGACTACGTGGGTTCGACGAAGTATATCGAGTTGGACAAAAACATCGCCGAATACCACCTCGCCAGCATCAAGAATGGCCTCTTCCCTTCGATGATGATTTCGTTCAATAACGGGCAACCTACGGACGATGAGCGGGTGGAAATGGAGCGTGCCATCAACGCAAAATTCAGCGGGGCGGAAAATGCAGGGCGTATGCTCATCGTGTACAACGATGACAAAGAGAACGCGCCGACGGTCGAGCCGTTCAACATTCCCGATCCACACCGCCTATATGATTACCTATCGAAAGAGGTGAGCTTGAAAGTTCTGTCGGGGCATCGCGTCACCTCGCCACTTTTGTTTGGGTTGCGTGGGGATACGGGATTCGGCAGCAACGCCGATGAAATGAAAGATGCGTACGAGCTTATGCTGAAGACGGTGATTCTGCCGTTCCAAGAAATCTTGCTCGATGGCATCCGGCCCGTACTTTCCGCTGCGAACATCACGCTGCCTTTGGAGTTCAAGAAACTCGTCCCGGCTGCCTTTATGGACGAGGAAAAAAAAACTTCGGTCGTGAACGGCCCGAAAGAATTTCAGTTGGTCAGTCAGAGGTGTGGCTAAATTTCCTCGCTGATAAGGCATCGCCCACACCCCCAGGATGGAGGTTATTTCGCCGCGAAAGGGTGGATGAGCCGATTCACGACCACAGGATATTCCAACGTCAGAAATTTAGCGATTCGCCAGGCACGTTGGCCTCGTATGATAACCATACGGAGTTCAGCGATTGGGGCGATGTGATTAGCCCGAACGGGTATTTCTTTGCCCTGCGCTATGCGTACTGCCAGCTCGATTCCACCACGGTCAGCAAGACAGGTGTAAGCCGGGATTTCTGCGTCAACATGGTGGGCCTATCCGAGGAAGGTTTCCAATACCGATACGAGGATATTGCGGACATGAGTGCCGATGGAATCAACGGAGAATTTGCTGCCAAGGGCGAAAGCACGTACGATATTTTTGAGTGGAAAGGTGGCAAGAATTGCTACCATTGGTGGGATCGTTTGATTTACATCTACGCCCCGGATGGGGAAGCGGCCGATGCGTGGATGGGCGACATCCCCGTTGCGGAGGAATGGGATTCTGTTATGATGTTAGTGGGCAATAACCCGTATGTTCCCCAGCCGGGAGTGGAAGGTATAGCACCAATCGAAATGCAATAAAATGGCAACTCTATATGTGTCGGCCGAAAAGGTCAAAAAGGATACCCTATTGGGTAGCGCGGTAGATGAGAACCTCATCCGCCCCGTGATTGTTATGGTGCAAGCCAAAGAGGTTTTGCCCTATTTAGGAACGAAGTTGGATGCGGCCCTGAAGACCAAAATCCAAAACAATACGCTCACGGGCAACTACCAAACGCTCGTGGTGGAGTACATCCAACCTGCGTTGGTGCAGTTTGTCTTTGCGCAGATGGCCTACGTCCTGCGGGTACGATTCTCGAATAACGCGGTGAGCGTTCCATCGAGCGAGCAGGGCAGCCCAGCCAACCGGGAAGACATCAAACCCGTAGTGGACACCGCTACGCATATCGCAGAGTTTTACCGCGAACAGATGGTCGATTACCTGTTGTACAACACGGCCCTGTTTCCCGAGTACAACACGAACACTGGGCCGGACATCGTGCCGACGGTGAGAAATTACTTCAGCGGCATCAACGTGTATCCTCCGTACCCGTGGCCCAACAAAACCAAAGCATTCGCATTGGGGGCTAACATCAAACTCTACTGATTATGGCCGAAAGTAAACTCACAGACCAAACAGAAC